GTGTAAATATCTTTATCTAATTGTTGTGTGTCATCAATTTGTTTTTGACCACCCCAATCTTCATTATACTTTTCTAATTGAGATTTAATCTTTGAAACATTGATGCCTGTTTTAATGATACGAATATCAGCCAAAGAAACTCTCCAAACTATTTCGTTTCTCCGTTGACCAATTCATACAATCTAAAATCACTTTGATAGGTTCAAGGAACGCCTTATCAAATTGCATATCATAATCAACATAAGGTTGCAATTCAAATTCTTTTGGCAATCTACTTGGGAAAGAAATGACCATATCTTTAAACGGGTTAGGTTGTTTGAGATAGGTGAATTTAAGTTTCTCACCTTCTTGGATAAGAGGGTAAGTTTTTGTTAAATTCTTCTGTTTCAAATAGTGATTATAAAGAATTGCACCTTTGACATGAATTGGTGTGCCTTTTTTATATAGAGTAACAGAATCAGAGTACTCTTTCAGACCATTCAGTCCACGTGGGAATGAAATGTCTTCTGGTGGTAACTGTTTGAATTCTTTTCTAAAGTCTTCAATAAAAGTATGAATGTCTTCTTCTGTGCCATTAATCATAATCTTAATTGATAGTCTCATCTTCTCACGGATAGCCGCAGGTGTAGATGACTTAATCATTTCAAGACCCATAACTTTCATTTGTGGTTCTTTATATGCAACACCTTCATTGTTATACACATTAAGAATGTATCGTTTCTTGGCAGTCCAAATACCTTTATTCGCCAATGCTTCACGTTTCATTTGCATCTTTTGGGCATACGCATGAACATACGTAGCAAGCTCTTGATAAGATGAATCAATAAACGGTTGTATTTTATCTTCACATACACGGTCCATGAAGGCAATAACTTGTTGTTTGTCAATGTTTGGAGAAACAGAATCTCTTTGTCCCGTACCATAAACATTGTCAACAAGCGGACCAAGACGGAGATAAATCGAATCTGTGTCAGAGGCGATAACATAATCTTCTTCACTCTTTAGTAATTTGTTTAAATATCCATTGAGTTTCTTTTCAATCCAACGAATAGATAATTGACCTGCAAGTGTAACTGCTAACGCCATTCTCAAATCATAGAATCGGAAATACTGTGAACCTAATGCACCGTATGCCGAATTCAAAGAAACTTTCTTTGCTAATTGTAGATTGTCATAACGAGCAATCTTGTTTTTTAATTCTTTCTTTTTGTTCAGGTCAGTTTCAACTTCATAGTCTTTCTTGGCCTGAATCATCATCTTCTTAAACTTACTTCTGTCAACATACATTTCTTCCAACATCTTTGGTAAGAAACCTTGTTTGTCGGTACGGAAGAATTGACCATTTGGTGTGATTGTAACACCGGATAGTTTAGACGTATCAATTTCTTTGTCTAACATTCTGTCAACAGAAATACCATCCATAATAACTTTACGCATTTCTGGCGTATAATCGGATGTTTCAACCAATGTCTCTGGTGAGATATTGTATTGCATCATCAAATGCGGATACAGACTGTTCAAGTCAAACGATGCAACCCAATTGTGTAAACCAACTTGTGGAATCTTTACATATGCACCTTCAAATGCCGATGACTTATGTTTTTCTTCTTTTGGTGGTATGATGATGTTCTTCTCTAACAAGTAATTGTAGATTAGTGCATCCCACATACGAGTTTGTGCAAAGATATCTTCAAAGTTTGTTTTGGTATCATAAGCAAGAGTAAGACCCAACTCAATCAACTTCAGTTTGTTCTCAAGTTTGAAAATCAACTCAACGTCTTTGATGTTATACTCAATAAACTTTTGATGGTTCAATCGGTACAATGCATGAAGGTTATCAAACTCATCATAAGAGATTTTACCTTCACCAAGTTCTACCTGTGCAATAGCATCAAGTCTGTATGATTCTTGTGACTTACCACTAGGCGCATACCATCTGTATAATTCAATATAGTCTAGTGTAGATACACCAACGAATTCATATGCAGTCAACTCTCGGTTGTTTACAACAGCCTTGCGACTACTAATGAAGTTCCACGGTGATAGTTTTCGTGTATCATCTTCACCAAGAATCTTATTGAAACGATTTACAAGATATGGAATATCAAAGAACTTAATGTTCCATCCTGAAATTACATCAGGACAATTCTCTTCCCAGAATCGTAGAAACTTTTTACATAATTGAAACTCATCATCACACTTAACATAAGTTACATCGGTGGTGTCATTCTCTTTGTCAAGGTTCTTATCATAATCACCACAAGCAAACACAACTGTTTGACCATTGAGATACTTAATACAAATTGCGGTAATAGGTTCATTTGCAAGATATGGGTCAGGGAAACCATTTTCAGAACCAACTTCAATATCTATTACTGCAATAGATAAATCTTCAATCTTCCAGTCAACCATACCTTTTTGTTCATCAGCGATAAACGCATAGGCATAACTGTTGTTACCATAGATTCTAAAATTCTCAACACCATCATAACGCTTGACGAAATCTCTAGCCTCACGGATAGATTCAAACTTCATTGGTTCAAGGTGTTCACCATCTAATGATGTGAACTTGGTCTGTTTTTTGGAAGGCAAAAACAAAGTCGGCGTGTAAGCAATTTTCAACTTAACACGCCGGCCATCTTTTACTCCACGATAAAGAATATTGTTGCCAACAGAGGCAACATTTGTGTAGTATTTACTCATTCATTTATTATATCACGCTCTTGGAATAACAGAGGCAATTTGAATGCCAGAACCGAATACTTGACTGTATTGATTTTCTAATTCAACAACTGGTGTTGTGATACACAAAACACTATCAACAGGAACTTTAATTCCATCTGTGAACTCTATTGCATATTCTAAGAATGGTGCAAAACCCATCATTGGTCCTTCTTTAGAAGGTTGTATAATTACTTGGGTTGGTTTTTTAAGTACGATTGTTTTATCGTCTATGCAATCAATATCAGCTATTACTGTTTGATTCGTTTTGAATGTTACTAATTTTATTGTCATATTGTTTAATTTCTAAAATAGATTCTTTAGGTTGTGCCAATGAGAAGGTCATTGCTTCTTCGAAATTTTCAAACTCCTTAAAAGCAACGGCACACGAACCATTAATATAATACGATACCCTATACATTTACTTTAGTATTTCCAGGTAATACACCAATAGTAACCCATCGTTTAGGGAAGAGCATTTCTCTTCCACGATAGTCGTTCATATCGGCCGATGGGTCTTGCATCCAACCAAGAACCTCTACCATGTTATCAAACTTCCTCAAATAGAGGTCATATCGGTCTGCTCTAGGCAAACGATTATCAATGGCGACTCTCTTAGCAATTTCACGAATGTTCATATTCTCTTTCATATTAAAACAAGTTATATTATATCAGATTTTTTTGTTCTTTGCAAGGCCTAAATTAAAAATTTGCCTTAAATTATTTCGTAGTCTTCTTTACCGCAACCACATTCAGGACATAAAAATGTATCAGGCAACTCTTCCCATTTGCCTTCTGTTTCTTCATCGTGAACATGACCACACACTATACAAATATGTTCCATTATAGATTCTCCAATGTTTGTTGATACGCTTGAGCATGACGCTTCTCTACTTTAGCAAGTGCCGCAAATCGTTTCTCCGCCTTCTTCAATACTTCCATAAATTGTTCGGCATGTTCCATACTTTCTTCAATCTGTTCTTTGGCAATATTGGCAGCGTGCATGTTGCCTTCCAATTCGGCAGTTCGTTTAAAGTCAGGATACATTGATGTGTACTCATATGTCTCACCTTCAATTGCTTTCTCCAAACATTCTTTCGTTGATGGTTTACCAATCAACAACTCAAGGTGACCCCATGCATGAAGCAATTCTTGGTCAGCAGTGTGCCAAAAATGTTTTGCAATATCTTCGAATCCTTCTTCACGAGCAATCTTCGCAAAGTAACGATACTTGATATGTGCCATTGACTCACCGGCCAACGCACTTTCTAAATTTTTTAATGTAACACTCATTTTTACTCCTACTTAATAAATTTACTGAAGTCTGGTTTCTTCCATCCTTCAGGTTTCAAAACTTTACCATCTTCACGTTTAATAACTTTACCTGTTAAGGCATCAATCTTGGCGAGATTACTCTTTGCGCCTTCATCCCATGCACCTTCAACATCATAACCCTTTGATAACATGTAACCAATCATGACCCAC